ACCTCACCGGCGAGCGCTTCGGCCGCTGGACGGTTCTCGCGATGCATCCAGAGCGTCACTGGGGGCACATTTATTGGCTTTGTCGTTGTGACTGTGGCGTGGAGCGCGGCGTGCAAGCGGGCTCTTTGCGTCAAGGCTTATCGACTAACTGCGGATGCAGTCGGCGGACGCGTCAGACACACGGTATGACCGGGACGCGAGTTTTCAATATTTGGACGGCCATGAGGCAGCGCTGTCTCAATCCCAATACCGCTGCCTATCCTAATTATGGAGGCCGCGGCATCACCGTCTGCGAAGACTGGCACAGCTTCGAAAACTTCTATGCCGACATGGGCGACCCATCGCCCGGTCTGTCCATCGATCGCATCAACAACGACGGCAACTACGAACCGGGCAACTGCCGTTGGGCAACTCGCGCTGAGCAAACCCGCAATCGTCGACCTCCTCATCAGCGCAAAGCTCGACGCGCCGATGTCGCGGACATACGCGCGTATGCGGCTTCGCTAGCGCCGGCGGCGTCTGCTCCCGACGCAATGAGGAGCGCACCATGAAAATCATCAGCGCCGATGAAAGGCTCGCCGAAAAGAGCGGCCCGAAGATCCTGATCATCGGTCCCTCCGGCGTCGGCAAGACTTCGCTACTGCGCACCATCCGCGCGGACTTGCTGGCATCGACGCTGTTCGTTGACATCGAGGCCGGCGACATCGCCGTGTCAGACCTCGCGATCGCCAGCGTGCGCCCGCGCACATGGCCCGAATGCCGCGACCTTGCCTGCGCCCTCGGCGGGTTTAACCCGGCATTACCGGCGACCACCGCCTACAGCGAAGCGCATTTCAATGAAGTCATGAAGAACCCCGAGCTCGCACAGCTCACGGGTTACCAAACCCTTTTCGTCGACAGCCTGACCGCGGCTAGCCGACTGTGTTTCGGTTGGTCGGAGCAGCAACCCGAAGGCTTCACCGATCGCGGCCGCAAGGACCTGCGCGCAATCTACGGATTACACGCTCGCAGCATGCTCGGCTGGCTCAACCAGCTGCAGCACGCGCGCGAGCGCACCGTTGTGCTCGTGGCCGTGCTCGAAAAGAACACCGACGAGCTCAACATCACGAGCTGGCAGCCGCAGATCGAAGGCGCCAAAACTGGCCGCGAATTGCCGGCGATCGTCGATCAAATCGTCACGATGACTTGGATCGATTTCGGCGATCGTAAGCCCGTGCGCGCGTTTGTCTGCACCAATCCAAACCCCTGGGGCTACCCAGCCAAGGATCGGTCCGGCCGGCTCGAACAGTTTGAGCCTCCCAACCTCGGCGCGCTGATCGAGAAGCTGACCGGCCCCGGCCAGCGCAAGCCCTTCACCGTCGTTTCACTCGAGCAATCCGCTCAAACATAGAGGAGGCAGGCCATGCCCTACGACTACACTGATGCTCCGCCGCCGCGCGATATGGAGCTCATGCCGCGCGACACCATCGCAACGTGCGTCCTTCACATCCGCGCCGGCGGCGTGGGCGAGGACGGCATGCTCAAGCGCTCGAAGGCGGGCGACGCTGAAATGCTCGACACCGAGCTCACCGTCGCTGATGGGCCGTACAAGGGTCGCAAGTTCTGGGAATACTGGATCCTGGGCGGCACGACCGACGGGCACGCCAAGTCCGCTGATATCAACCGCGGCACGCTGAAGGCCATTCTCGACTCCGCGCTCGGGCTCAAGCCCGACGACGTGTCGCCGCAAGCGCGCGCGGCCCGCACGGTCAGCCTTAAGCAGTTCGAGGGCATGACCTTCATCGGCAAGATCGGCATCGAGAAGGGCAAGCCGAAGAACGATGGCTCCGGCGAGAACTGGCCCGACAAGAACATCCTCGCGGCGGTGATCACGCCCGACAAGAAGGATTGGCATCCGGTCGAGCAACCGCCGCCTTTCAATGGTGGAGGTGGCGGAGCTCAAGCCGCGGCGTCATCGAGCACCCCTGCTCCTATCGAGCGGCCGGGCTGGGCGTCATGAAGAAGAAAGTCCACAGCATCGGAGAGGTCAGCCTCTCCGCGATCGAAGATCAGCGGCAACGGGATGCGACCGTTGCCGCTATCGCGGCGGCGCGCGGGGTCGTCCGGATGGACGGCCCCATCCCGCCGGCCACGCCGGTCGGGCGGCTCAGCGACACCGAGTGGGGCTGGATCCTTGCCGCGGTGCTGTTTGCCTGGATCAGCAAGCGCGCCGAGCAGGCAACGGCAGAGCAGATCGACACCGAGCGCACCATCCGCATGACCGCGCTCGATCCGCAGCCATGGGACGCCGGCGCGGTGGCCGCGATCCTGCCGGACCTGGCGGACGTCTGCTCCGGCGTCGTGGACTGGTCGAAGCCGCTCGCGCAGTGGCCGCGCGAGACAATGATCGAATTTCTGCTCAAGGCGATGCCGCTAATCCGCAAGGCGACGATCGCGCGCGACTTGAGCCAAGGCGGCATTACCAGGAACTCGAGCGCGAGCGTGATTGCGCGCCAGACCAATGCGGCGGCGGGCGGGCCGTTGATGACCGTAGATGAATGGAACGACGATCTTCCACTTTAGGAGAACGCGACGTGGCCGAGCACGAACCCTCCATCGGCGCGACCTCGGAATGGTTCACACCGCCTGAGATCTTCGAGGCGCTCGGCCTCACGTTTGATCTTGACCCATGCAGTCCCGGATCCGGGCACTGGGTGCCGGCAAGGAAAGTCTACACCGTGGTGGACGACGGCCTGAGTCGGCCGTGGTCCGGTCTGGTGTTCATGAATCCACCGTTCGGCGGCCGGAACGGGCATGTGCCGTGGCTGCGGAAGTTCCTCGAGCACGGCAACGGGATCGCGATCGTCCGCGCTTATACCTCGAGCGGCTGGTTCCACAAATACGTCGTGCCGCACGCTGAGTTGCTCTGCTTCCCGAACGGTAAAACCTAATTCATTCGCCCAGACGGATCCGTCGGCAAGGAGCCGGGCCACGGTGTCGTGCTGATCGGCATGGGCCGTATCGCCAACGACGCTCTGCTTCGCTCAGGGCTCGGGTTCTGTGCGCGGATCGTGGAACTGAGCCATGCCTAACTTCAATCGCGCCAGCCTATCGCTCGAGCCGATTAATGAGGCGGTGAACGCCGCGATTGAGCGCGCCGCTGCGACCGCGGCTGAACTACCGCGTGGTTATCTCGGCGCATCAATTGTTGGGCACGACTGCGCGCGTCGCACACAATTTGACTGGTGGGTAAAACCTGTGCTTGCGGCCCGGACGCGCGAGATCTTCGACCGTGGGCACTACTTCGAGGAGCGCGCGCGTCAGCACCTGATCGCGGCCGGCTTCAAGTTCGCGCCGCCCACCGCGCTCGCCTTCAGCGCCGCAAATGGTGCGCTGCGCGGCCACGCCGACGGCATCATCATCCACGGCCCGGACCTGCCGGGCGCCTATGTGATCTATCCGCTGTGCTGGGAGCACAAGGTTCTCAACGCCAAGAACTGGCGTGCCGTCGAGCGCGACGGCCTCGAGAAGGCCTTTCCGCAGTACGCGGCGCAGGTCTCGCTCTATCAGGCCTACCTCGAGATTACCAATCCCGCACTGTTCACGGTGACGAACGCCGACACCTGCGAATGGCTGCACTTCTTCGTTCCGTTCGACGCCGAGCGCGCGCAGTTCTGGTCCGATCGCGCCGTGAACATCATCGAGGCGACGCGCGCCGGCGAGTTGCTGCCGCGCGCCTATGACGATCCCGAGGATTGGCGCTGCAAGCTATGTCCCCACAAAGAGCGGTGCTGGAGATGAGCCATGGCGTTGCCGTACGAGCTCGCCGTTAAGCTTGCCAAGCCGATCCGCTTGCTGGCGTCGAACAGTAAGGGCGAGGCGTTCGCTGCTTTATGCGCTATCGCGCGCCTGTTGGAAACCTACGGCCAAGGCTTTCACGACCTCGCCGATCACGTCGAGAACGGTGGGCTAACCGAAAAGTACAAACAGGAAGTACGCACTGAAGTCGAGAATGCTCGCGCCGCG